GAGAGCGCACAGATGCTCTCTACTAGTCATCGTGTTCTTGATGGTGACAAGAGTGCTGATGAAAAGGGCCTATACAAAATGGTTCACAAAAATCATCCAAGCACCATTTGGACAAGATCATCATTTCATAACTATCGCTGGTTATGGCAACACTTTGCTGCTCTGTTGGAAGAATATACTTATCGTTATGGTAAAACACACGCCTCATTTAGATTGCGTGACTCTCTACTTAGACCACCAAAGAATATATCTCTTAGTGATGCAGGCGGTGATCCACCTCAATGTATGCCCCCATACTGTAAAGGTGATGATACAGTGATGGCATATCAAACATACTATATACTAGAGAAATCGAGGTTTGCAAAATGGACGAAGCGTTCAATACCGGAGTGGTTTAATGGAGAGGGAACCGTATTGGGATTACATGAGTCGGAGACTTAGAGAGGAAGAACCAATGTTCAATTCACTACACCTAAAGTTGGATGACCAAGAAAAGCAGAAGATAACGGCAGTAGTTGGTGAGGTAGATATTTTAAAGAGAGAGGTTTCACAGCTACAAGAAAGTTTGCAAAAATCATATTTGAGAATAAAAGAACTAAAGGCCCAAGTTAATTATTATGAAAAACGTAGTGGGCCACAATTGGAGTTTATATTTTAACGGAGTATATAATGTCATCTTATAATGTATTTTCATACATACCAATTATGAAAAATGAATTTATTTTAAAAACATCAATAGACAAAAAAACATGTGAAGAGTTAATTGAAGCAACAAAAGATAAACTTGATGAGGATATTCAAGATAACCTCAGCAATGTTCGGCGAACAATTTGGGAACTTCACACTGATGAAGACACTTCATCTGTTGTCAGTAAGATTATGGATCATGTAAATTTTTGCATTAGAACAAGATTAAATTATCCACATCCAAACCAAAACCAGCCGCCATTTTTTGACAACAAAATGTTTTTCTATTCATTTGCAACATTCAATGCATGGGTGGCTCATTACAAAAATGAGAGTTTTGTGGAACCTCACTGTCATATAGAATATCCCAATTATTATTCTTGTGCTCTGTATCTATCTACAGGTGGTGACGAAACTAGTTTATCTTTTCTATCTGATGAGGCTCCATCCTTTAATCAAAATAAAATGAAAATACCTTGTAAAGAAGGAGACATGTTAATTTTTCCGTCAAATTTGATTCATTATACAAATGATACTTTTGATAAAAGAATAGTCATGTCTGCAAATATGTATGCTGGATTTTGTCCTAATTTTATGAATCATGGAAATCCACAAGCAGAAGAAACTTCAGAGGAATCATAATGCCAACATACACATTTTTTAATAAGGAGTCTGGGATTGAATATGATGAAACCATGCGTATATCAGAGTATGATGATTATCTAAAAAACAATCCTGGCGTGGAACGAGTATATCAACCAGTAGCTCTTGCTGGTGATCATATGATGGGTGTCGGACCCAAAACTGATTCTGGGTTCAATGATGTGCTAGGAAATATCGCAGATAATAATCCTTTATCACCTATGGCAGATAAGTATGGAACATCTAAGACTGCTAGTCAACGAAGAGCCAAAAATACTTTTAGTAAGATTACAAAAAAATATAAGAATAAAATGGACAATCTAAATAAATAAAAATGGTGCGGGCGAGAACATCATACTTCAGCACCGATGCACGGCATCTATGTAAGCTGGGAAGTCAATCCGCCTATGCACTAGGGGGAGTGGCTCGAGCGCTCCCCCACCTATAATTAAAAGTTGAGATAAAATGGCCGCAAAAAAGAATAAAGAAATAAACACAAATGATTTGGTTACAATTAAACCAATCACTGACAATCAAAAATTAGTCTTCTCGACATGGAAAAAAGGACTTAATCAATTTTTGTTTGGTGCAGCAGGGACAGGAAAAACTTTTGTGTCTCTATATCTTGCTCTACAAGAAGTCATGGATTTAAAAAAGTCTGTTGATAAAGTTATTCTAGTTCGATCTCTTATTCCTACAAGAGAGATTGGTTTTCTTCCAGGCGATGAAGAAGATAAGGCTGCACTGTATCAAGTTCCATATAGAAATATGGTTCAGTTTATGTTTGAGATGCCTAATGAACAATCATTCAATAATCTATATGATAAATTAAAATCACAAGGTTCTTTGTATTTTTTATCAACTTCTTTTCTAAGGGGGTTGACATTTGATAACAGTATCATTATAGTAGATGAATGTCAGAACTTAAATTTTCATGAGCTTGATACCATTATTACAAGAGTGGGACAAGATTCTAAAATTATGTTCTGTGGTGATTTTAACCAAACAGATTTGGTTAAAAATAATGAGAAAAATGGATTACATGATTTCATGCGTATCCTAGAGGAAATGAAAGAATTTAATTGTACAGAGTTTACAATTGGTGATATTGTACGGTCTGGCTTTGTGCGGAGTTATTTAATTAATAAGACTAAAATGGGAATTGGTTTGGAGTAAACATTATGATGATATCATACAATACAAAGACAGCACTAACTTTAATGTCATGTAAATTTAGTCTTGAAATTACAAAGGAACTGAATGATTATATTGAGGGGAGTGTATTTGATAAAAATATAGATGCATCTGGTAATCTTGTTGGTCAAATTAAAAATCATGAAAACTCTGCTCAATTGATTTTCCCTCATGATGACGATGATGTGGGAGAGGAATTTGCTGGATATTTGTGTAGGTTAGCTAATCAATATATGGAATATGTTGAGTCTGATGCTGTAACAGATACATATGGTGATGAAGTTAATCGTTCAGTAACAGGTAATGAGAGGACATACAGTCCAAAGATGAAGTCGATGTGGGTTAACCGTAGCTACGCTGGAGATTATAATCCAGAACATGACCATCCATCTGATGCTGATATTGGTTTGTCTTGTATCATGTATTTGACAGTTCCAATGGGAATTTCTAGTGGAGATGGTGGTGAGGGTTCTACATCACTTACGGGTGCTTCTGGTTTGGTTGATGGGTATACTCGTTTTTGTTGGGGAACCACTAGCACTACTGACATGAAAAAGTTAAAACCAAGCACAGAACAATACGTTAAACCAGAAGTAGGCCAGTTAGTAATGTTTCCTTCTTGGTTAAACCATAGTGTTTTGCCTTTTACTGGTGAGGGAGAACGCAGAAGTTTGTCTGCTAATATAAACATGTTTCCAACTGATGAGGAGAAATAAATATGAATGTAGATAAACTTGGGGAGCAATTAAAAATTGACGAGGGATGTGTTTACGAAATCTATAATGACCATCTTGGTTATGCTACATTTGGTATTGGCCATCTTGTTATTGAATCTGATCCCGAAAATGGTCAGGCCGTGGGAACCCCTGTCTCCGAAGATAGAGTTGCTGAGGCCTTCGATGAAGATATCAAAAGCGTCTTGCGAGACTGCAACAGACTTTACTCGGACTTTCACTATTTGCCAGAAGAAGCTCAACAAATAATTGCAAATATGATGTTTAATCTTGGTTTTCCTAGACTATCAAAGTTTCGAGGTATGAAGGCCGGAGTGGATGCAAGAGATTGGGATGCTGCAGCTGATGAGATGATTGACAGCCGTTGGTATCGTCAAGTTGGTGCGAGAGCAGAGCGTTTAGTAGATAGAATGAGAGAGATAGAAAGCTGATATGATGTCATTTAAACATGCGACACTTGAAATACCAGAGTTGACAACTAAGACTATCAACAAAAAGCGTTTCTATGTCACGCCAAACGGTTACTACCCTTCAATCACCACAGTCCTTTCCAATCGCAAGAAAGAAGGGTTATGGGAATGGCGAAAACGTGTAGGCAACGATGTTGCTAATTATGTCGCAAGAACTGCTGCAGCAAGAGGTACTAAAGTTCACCATATGTGTGAAGACTACTTGAATAATGTGCATCTTGACTGGCCTGAAAAATGGAAAGAACATGAGAAACATTTTCTTCCGTATACCCTGTTTAATGTTCTAAGAGAAAAAGCGTTATGTCATATAAATAACATATACGCACAAGAAGCTGGATTATACAGTGATAAATATCAAGTTGCTGGTCGAGTCGATTGTATTGCGAATTATAAAGGTGAATTGTCCATCATCGACTTTAAAACTTCTACAAAAGAACGTACAGATGATTGGAACGAAAATTATTATATACAAGGTTCCGCATACGCAGAAATGTTTGGTGAAAGAACTGGTATAATTATTAACCAAGTGGTTATTCTTGTGGTTACAGAGGATGGCACAGTTCAAGAGTTCGTAAAGAACAAACATGACTATCTTGATTTTCTGTCTGAGGCGGTTCAAGATTGGAGAAAGGAAAATGAAATACCTACTGATGGTATTGATGATGATAGGATTGTTATGGCCGACTAATGTTTCATCAGAAGACATAAGAGGATATGAATACGAATGGAAGAAAGGTGACACTGTAAAAGTAGCAATATCGTGTCCCGAAGAGGAAGATATTCTAAAAATTGTAAAGGCAGATACCGAGAGTGAAGAAGAAGTTCTTGCAAGAATGTATGCTTTAGCATCTGTAAGAAAATGTTATCAATTGCCGATGCCCCTACCTTTTCATGTTATGGGTGTTTATGTAGAATACAAAGATTATGCAGATAGGCCTAGTGTTGTGTTGTCAATTGCAAGAGTAGATAAAAAAGAAGAGTTATTTGGATATGTTATTGCTGCGGGTAGAGAAGGAAAAGATAAAGGAATTTAAAAAAAGGCCTTGACAAAACAATTTCACTATGGTATAAATAAGGTACAGTTTGATGAAACAGAACGAAAGGCAGGCTGGACTTGGGGGCAGTACCCAACGCCTCCACCATGAGTAGATTAGTGAAGACTGGGCGCTACGCAGTTACGGACCATGGCCAGATACTGGTATACGCCAAAGCAAAAATACAGTTGATTAGGGTTGCAACCCGAAATCTGAAACTAGTCTACTCTTGATGGGGGCGAAACAGGATCGACAGGTGTTGATTAGGAAAGTGGAGAACTGTGGATTGACCGCCTTATAGGTCACTGAAGTAAACGCAAATGATAATTTTGCACCCATGGCACTCGCTGCGTAAGCAGTGATTGTTCGGAGTTTCGGGGATGTACTTGGCAACAGAAACATCCCCACTACAATATGGAGTGAGGCCTATGCTTGAACGTATCTAAAAAATACATACTATTACACAAAGGATACTCCCTTCAGAGAGATATGTACTGAAAGTCTTGCCGATTGACTCAAACTATCGGCCCGGATTTAAGAGCCTCATGGCCGTGGTATATCGGACTAAACAAATCGCCTCCCGTCGGCTCAGGGAGGCACTTATAGGATGATTACATGCCATTAAACACACCAAAAATATTTTGTATGACAATTGAAAATATCGTTAAAGAAAAAGATATAACACATATGGATGCCGTTCTTTGGTATTGTGAACAAGAAGGATTAGAGTTAGAAGGCATTAACTCCTTAATTTCAAAAGCACTAAAAGAAAAAATCGAAGCTAATGCAAGAGAATTAAATTTCTTGCCCCGCCAAGCAAAACTTCCAATTTAGGTATTGACAATTATTACTAAGTATTGTAATATAGTATCATGAACAAAATTGAAGAATATAAAAATAAAATGCAGTGGAATGCATGGGAAGATATTGTCCAACTGTCGGGACCGACGGCAGCAACTTTTGCAATGGAGACTTCAATGGAAGTAACGATGCATTTAGATGGTGATCCCACTGTTAGAGAAGAAGGTTATTTTGCTTCTCAAGTGAGTAAGCTTGAAAATCGTGTTCGTAGTTTAGAATACGATAATGCCGAGTTGGTAAAAACCAATGAGGAGTTGAGGGAGCGAGTTAAGAAACTTGCAACTCAGCGCCCGGTAGGGTTTCGTCCTCGCCGCAATAAGCGGTAGGATGTAAGGGATGTGTGCCGGTGTAGCTGAGTGGTTTAGCAAGGGTTTTGTAAACCTTAGACGGTGGTTCGATTCCATCCACCGGCACCATTTTTAGGAGTGGTTATGTTTAAATGTTTAATGCGATGGTTAGAGAAATATACAGAAAGTAAAGCTACTTCTGTTCCAAAATATCTAAGTGGTAAAAATAGAGAGTCTGGAGCTGAGTTAAATAATATAAGAAGAACAAAAAATATGAAACATGAGGATTTATTAAAATAATGGACGTTACATTAGTTGATAGTATGGGAAGTGATTTATCTGTAGTGAATGCTGCCCGTGTTTCTTTTGCAAAAGTTCACGAAAATTTTGATGATGATAAAGACACTAAACTTATAAACTATCTTGCAAAGCATAATCATTGGAGTCCCTTTGGTCATGCGTCTTTACAATTTCATATCATGGCTCCAGTATTTGTTGCAAGACAATTGGTCAAGCATCAAATTGGGTTGACTTGGAATGAAGTATCAAGACGATATGTTGATGACAAACCAGATTTCTATCATCCCCTTATCTGGAGAGGCAAAGCAGATAATAAGAAACAAGGCTCATCAGATGTAGAGATTGATATCAATCCTGTTGGTGGAAGTGGTCCAGCATTAGTTGATGATTACCAACAAGCAATTAAAAGATGCAGATGGACATATGAAGAATTGTTAAGAAAGGGTGTATGCCCAGAACAAGCCCGTATGGTACTGCCGCAATCAATGATGACAGAATGGTACTGGAGTGGTACACTGTATGCGTTTGCCCGTGTATGTAATTTACGTTGTAAACCAGACGCACAGGTAGAAACTCAAATGGTTGCTGAACGTATTGATAAATTATCAGAGGATTTGTTTCCCGTAAGTTGGAATGCACTTAGATCATGAAGAGAGCTCTTGTCATAGGAAATGGTGAGTCAAGATCGTGGTTTAAGTCGCCACGGTGGGTTGCTGCAGATGACGTTGTGACATGGGGTTGTGATGCCATATATCGTGATGGTAAAGATTGTGTTGACAATCTAGTATCTATGGATTATGGAATGCAGCAAGAGATATATGACTCTGGATGGTTTAAAGGAAAGTCCAAAGTATATTTCTCAAACTGGAGTCCAGTGCCATCCGAAGTTGCTGATATGATGTTCATGGGAACTGATATTCCAGAATCCTTTATTCATAGAAGTAAAAATAAAACGAGCCAATGTGTCATATCTGGTAAAGACCCAAACACTTTGCATGAAACAATTGAATACACTATGCAAATGAATCCTAATTTAGATATGGATGATTTAAAATTAAAAATGGGTAAAGACGCTGGTGTGTGGATTACATATACAAATGAAGATGACAATATAATTGACGTTGGTGATCCTAATTTGTCAACTGGCAACATGGCTTTATTACTAGCATGTCATGAGAATATTGCACAAGAAATATATTTATTGGGGTTTGATTTGAGTGTATATAATCAACCCATAAATAACATATACAAAGGGACAGACAATTATTTGCCTGACTCTGCGAAAGGTTTCAATCCTGTAAATTGGATTG